GTGGTATATGCTGCTCCCGGATATTCCCGCGTCTCTAAAGTAAAATTAGCTACAGGAGTAGCTGCGGGGGAGCCGTTAAACGTTAGGTCGGGTATAAGCCTATTGATCAAAAGAAATTTATCCCCGTCCCCAATATCTATTTGGCTAGACTCAATATAAACTTCCATAGGGGATCCGTCATCATCAACCCCAAACTCGTGGTTGTATAAATAATTATCAGTACCAACTGCACCCGCAGCTATAGGAAAATCCCGTAAACCACGGTCACGCCAAGCGGTTCTTGCGAGGTTGCCGTAATACCAAACTTTTTCAAGATAGTTAAATACAACATATCGGTCATTCTCGTCACTGGTGCTGGAAGGGTAAAACCAAATTACCTCGCCCCATTGAGAGTTAACCCCAGCAGTAACCTTTTGCGACTGCTGTAAATTGAAATCTTCAAAAACATAGTCCCGAACTGTACACGGCAAGTTGCCGGTTCTACCATCGTAGACGTAAAAGTTGTCTATCCCCATCCAAAAAACAAAATCTTCCGAGGCAACCGCGGCTTTCGGCCCCATAATGGTAATGTTTGAAGCAAGCTGCTGTAGCCCAAAAGTAAAAGGAGGGCCCGTATACTTCATTGAATGCAAAGACTTGTCCGTCCAAACAAGTATTTCTCTTTTGGTTTCAACGGCCTGAACAAAAGTTGACCCTGACCCTAGCCGTAAGTCCCCCGCAGTGTTTGTGGCGGTGGCGGTCCAGTCCGTAAGGCTTTCTTGATCAGAAAAACGTATAAGTAGGGGGTCTTGTACCGAACTGCCCTGTGGGTTACAGCCAAAAGCTATAACATGTCGGTCTGTGTCAGAAACTAGTATCTGCTTTGAAATCACCGGGGTGTCAGAAGCGCCCCCAAGCGTACCAATTTCGACAGCCCTAGCCGATAAAGTAGAGGTTTTGTCCCAGTAATAAATGGCAGAGTCCACGGGATTTATAAGCAAATCTTCCCCAAAATTGTCGTGAGACCAGAGACGTAACTCTGCGTCAGTGCCTACAGTAGCCGCAGAACCCCAAGTGCCTCGGCCCCAAGTGCCTGCACCCCACCCAGTGCCGCCAACTTGTGTGTTCAGACCAACATTGATTTGATACTCGCCAACGACACTCGCGCCACCGTTCCCAGTGTCAGAGGCGTCAGCGGCAACGGCAGAGGTAACAGTGTATGTGTCAGCGTCTACAATACTTACAATCTGGTATTCTTGGTTCAGGACATCAGCCGTTATTACCCCACCTAGCGAAACCGCGCCAGAAAACGTAACAAAATCATTCTCGTCTGCACCGTGGCTAGTATCTGATACAGTGATTGTAGTGCTGCCATCTGTGGCGGAAAAGGTTACGTCACCAGCCGATGTGGTGCTTCTTATTGGCGTAATATCATTATAGCCGCCGCCTTCCTCTATATAATATTTGAGGTGTGTTCCAACACCCATGTAGTTGGAACCATCAACGGCAACCCAGTTATGCAAACCTCTAGCTGTGCCTAAGTATGTGCTGGAGCTATACTTCTCCCAGCCCCCAAATTTTTCGGGAAAGCCTTGATGAAATCTCACCTTATCACAATCAAACCACCCGCCTTCGTTGGCGTATGATGTTGATTCTCGGTTGATACCGGGTCTAAATTGAAGTTTTGCTAGCGGCATGGCAAATCCTTTTTCCCGCTTAATCATACTGCAAATTAATAAAAAATTAAAGCCCTACTTAAACTTGGGCCCATTAAACCACGAGACTAGCGAAGCCCGACACCCCTCTGTGACTGGATCTACCGAATGCGGCAGGTATGAGGGAAAGACTACCGCGTCACCCTTTTTTAAACTAGAGAAACGGTCTGTTTCCGGATGATGCAATTGATCTAAAGCGTAGAAAACAAAGTCCCCGCCCACATAGTCTTTATGGTCAGACAACATTATACTGCAAGAAAGTTTTCGCTGGTATTCAAAGCTAGGCAACGTGACGCCATCATCAACATGTGGGCCAAACATGCCTCTATCGCCCCCCTTGTACAACGTAACCTGCAAACTTTCTGGAAAATATAATTCAAAGTTAAAACATTCTTCGTTAGCTTTTTTGACCGCCAAAATAACCGCTTGAAAAATGTCTAAATTATCCACCATACTTCTTAACCAACAAGTCTCACTAACTCGTTGCTGACTATTAACTGACGCTTCGTTCAACCCAACTACTACCTTAGCCGGTTCAAACTCTTTTGCTTGAGATAGAACGTGGTCGCAAAACTCAGGAGTCACCGCGTTTTTAAGTAAAGCTATCTGGTCTATCATTGAAAACATCCACAGGGACTATGGTGAAATTTCCGGAAAAGATAACCCTGTTATCGGACAGCTTTTCCACGTAGTGAGGCAACTTAGAGGGAAAAACCAAAACGTCGCCTTTCTGTACGTTTAGTGTAGACTGATGGTTGCCGATTACCCCCTCTTGCTCCCCGAAAAAAGAAAAGGTAGTGCCTTCTACAGGGGTTTGTAAGTAAACACAAAAGCTATATTCGCAGGGAAGAACCCCGTGGTTGTGGGGGACAACAGAACTCTCTGCGTTGTACCACGCGACCCACGCGGAAGTGGTCGCTAAAATAAACTTGTTTTTAGTTAGTGTGGCGGAATAAGGACGATAAAATAAATTGTGGAGACCTCGGCAAACAAGCTCAAGTAACTCAGTGCTTTCTGTAGAAAGTGCGTTTTTTAGGTGAAGGTCCCACCCCGTTCGTGTGGTGTTTTTTAAATTACACTCAACGTCTTCTACAAAAAGTTTTGCTTTTTTTTCTACGCTATCACACCAATCGTGCGTCATTCTGGTGCGTAAAATTAACTCTTCACGAGGTAGGGAAACAAAAGAAAAGTTCGACATTATATAGCATCCAAAAGATCCTTGTCGTACCCAAACTCTAAATCTAACAACTTTATAACAATATCCGGCAGATAAAGACGCGGATCAGTTACACCTATAACAACAGGGTCACCTTTGCGGTCTTTTTCTGGAATACAGTTTTGCTCCTTATACCACATTTCGGTTATAAAAGCGTTTTGCGAAGCAGCCGAAGAGTAAAATTCTGGGTCGCGATTAAATTTAACGGCAAACCCATGTCTACGAATAGATAAAATTACGTAGTGCGTTAAGAAAGAATACTTACCTCTTTCATAACCATGAGCCAAAAAGGCATCTTCCCACGTGCCTTGATAGTCTTCTTCAACGGGGTGTAGGTTTTCTTTAGCCAGAGCCTCGGTTTTTTGAACAAAATCACTAGCGGCGCGGGCTACGGGCAAAAGATACGGTTGAAAAAAAACGTCTAAAAACTGTTTTTGTTTTTCGGCTCTTTTTGTTTCAGCCAAGCCTAAAATAAACATTAGGTGTACTCAGGGGTCGGTTTTGTGGGCCAGCTTACGTCCCCCGAAGAGGGCGCTACCGCAACGGCGCGTAGAGCGGCTCGGTAGGTTGCAAAAGCCTGTCGTGAAGCATCCGTCAAATTTACATCTGAAAGTTGCGTCCAATCAGAGCTTTCTAATAAAGTTTTAGCCTCTATCTCGTTCTCTTCAGCAGTAGACTGCCTTTTAGAAAAAGTTTCTGTCGAAGCATCGTAAAGATCCCCGGGACTAACGGCTATATTAATACCCTGAGCGTCAATAATCTCGTCAGGAATTAAAACCCATGCAGCTTCCGCGGTTTCCGCTGTAGCGGAAACGATAGTTTCTACGACACCCTCGGTTACTACGGCGTACTGACTCATTATGCTAACCCTATTACAGCTATACGGCCTGCTCCACCGGCACGACCCCCGTTCTTACTGTTACCGCCACCCGCACCAGCGCCGCCTCCGTATGTTTGAGCCGTACCGTCCGGTCGAGGGGTTCCTTGACCATTCCACATACTACCGCCGCCTAAACCACCGCCCGGGATAGTGGCACTTTGTGACCTAGCGTTACCGTTACCCCCAACGCCGCCTACTACGTTACTACTAGTTCCCCAAGAGCCGCCAGCGTTGTTTCCACCGCTAGGGCCGCCTAAACCAACAACACTATCATTTTCACCAGTAAAAGTGCTTGTACTGGCCGCACCACCAACTGTTAAAGTAGCGGCGATATTAGAAGCCCCGACAATAAGCATAGAAGTTTGACCACCTGCTCCAGAGCCGTTTGTTCGGTCGGTGTTATCGTTATTCGCGTCTGCGTTTCCACCACCACCAGTAACAATCACGAAAGCACCCGCAGTCCCCCCGATGTCAGTATTAGTGGTACTGTTTGCAATAGTTGTGGTAGCGCCACCCGCGGAAATATTGTTGTTGTTTGCCAAGTTTAAGCTGTTGCCGTCCACAGACCCTAAAGCAGCGTTGTTGGTAATAACCGTCGTATTTCCAATTTTGTAAGCCATTATTACTCTCCGTAGGATACGCTTAATCCATATTATGCCCTAATTTCACGTCTTCCGCAAGTTTTTCAAACCAGCCGGTCGCGATATATTTGACCGAGCTATAAACCGGGTTGCCCCGATGAGGGTGTGTATAGGAAGCAGGCCACAAAACCACCCGCCCCGCTTTAGGCTCTGCTCTAAGCCCCTGTTGAAGAAACTCAGTTTCCCCCTCACCTTCGTGATCCGTTAAATACAAAATCCAAACCAGCGTCCGACGCATAGACGATAAGCTAGAACCGTGTTCGTGATGCCAGACATGAAACCCACCTTTTGGATTAGTTCTTTGAACTTTACAAGTGTAGGACACTAAAGGCACACCGTTCAAACCAATGTATTCCGCCCCGTAGTCGTTTAAACACTTACAAACAATATCGTGAATTTTAGAGCTAAAGTCGGGGGAAACATGTTCAAAAAAAGCGGAAACATCTTTTCTGCCTAAAGCAGCGTTAGCAAACTGACGGCCCCCGTCGTGACTTGCATCGGGAATTATTGTTTCACCCGACACTTTTTGTAGTCGTTCAAATTCCGCAATAACCTCCTCACAAAATTCCGGAGTAGCCGCGTTATCGTAAATCCCGATATAATCTGTATGATGCTGCATGTTAAAGCTCCTCTGGGTCGGTTCTTATTGATTCGGGATCTATCTCCGCGGGAAACACCCCTATGCTTAAAGAAATGCGCGGGCCACAAGGGATCGCGTTATGGTAAATCGTAGCTGGAATACAAAGTAAGTCCCCGCGACCGACTAAAAAAGGGACTTTTTCATTAAGCTCCGGAACAATCACATTGTAAACAGTAGCGCCATGTAAACTAGTTAAAGCAACATATTGTCTATCGTTGTGTAGTTTAGTTACGCCAAAAGAGTTCATTGAAGCAAATATGAAAGAGTCTGTATTCCACGCTTGCGTAGGTTGTCCCCCCGCGTTTGGTGCCATTTTGGAAGCAATAATGTCCATAGCCTGCTGAAAAGAGCGGCCGGTAAACATGTCTTTTTGGGGGTCTACTAGTCGTTGACTAGAGGTAGCATTCAGAAACAAGTCAAATTGATTTCGGACTAAACCGATGTTTCTGTCTGTAAATTCTGCAAACTCTTCATAGTCAAAAGACCCTTCAAAGTTAAAGAATTTAGGATAATAAGCAATCGAGTCGATTGAAAGCACCGTGTCTTTGTGCTCTTCGCTCAGGGATATCGAAAACATAAGTTAAACTTTCTCTAGTTTAAATTTATACCTTGTTCCCGTTAGTTCATTCACGATAAACAAATCTGTGGCACCTTCCTGCACCCGCCAGCGGCCACTAGTGCCGTCCACATCATTGTTAAAATCACGGCTCGTGTTGTCGAGGATTAAATCCCCTGTTGTAAAGTTATCGGCATAAACATTTGCCCAACGAGTTGCATCTGCACCTATGTCTCTTGTGCCATCTGCATCAGGAACAATATTTCCAACAGCAGTAGTTGTTCCAGTTATCTGAACATCGCCAGTGACGTTAGTTGCAGCTTCAAGTTCAATAGTACCTGTGCCATTAGGGTTAACAACGACATTACCATCACTGGCAGAAGTAATCTCCTGTCCATTAACATCAAGCGATCCCCCCAATTGCGGAGACGTGTCGTCTACAATGTTTAGCGCACCAGATGCAACTTGAGCTTGAAGAGTAGCACTCAAGTCTACAAC